CCGAAGGGATACTGCTTTGTAAAGCCAATTGAATCAAATGATGATTTTGATACAAATAAAGAAAAACCTTTAATTGGTGTCATTAAGTTTGTTGATAAAGATCTTCAAAAAAATGGGATTAAAAAAAATAATCTTGTAGGGTTTACACCTGATAGCGAATATGAATTCGTTGTTGATGGTGAAAGAATGTACAGAGTGCGAACAAAATCAATTTCTATTAAATATGAATATCAAGGAGACGAAAAAGAATATAATCCGAGCTGGTTATAAAGCTGTTGATGAACTTATATATGTTGCAGAGGAGAAAATCATAACAAATACTGAAGACGATATTTCTGCTGATAGACTTAAGAATGCAGCCGCTACTAAAAAACTCGCTATATTTGACGCCTTTGAAATTCTAAATAGAATAGAAGAAGAGAAAGCAATGCTGCTTAATAAACCCAAAGAAGAAAAAAAAGAAGCTTTTGGTGGATTTGCTGAAAAAAGATCTAAGTAATGTACGATCAAACATTATTTAAGGTCATTGAACCTATTAAAATAAATACGCTTAAGCGTCATAACAAAGCAAAGCGGTGGAAGTACGGCTACGATAAAGAAAATGATATTGTAGTTATTAGTAAAACAGGACAAATTGGCGAGGTGTATAGCATACAAAATTTAAAAATTGCTTTGCCTCCTATGCCTCCCAACATTACTAAGGGCAATAATAGGTGGGTTAAACATGAGCACCCTAAGGAATTAAATAGAATAAAAACAATATTTGATTGGAAAAATTACCCTGAAGAATTTAAGGATCAATGGGAATCATATATAGATGAAGAATTTAAAAGAAGAGACGAAGGCCACTGGTTTTATAATAAGGACAACCCTACTTATATTACTGGCACTCATTACATGTACTTGCAGTGGAGTAAGATTGACGTTGGTGCCCCTGAGTTTAGAGAAGCAAATAGATTATTCTTTATCTTCTGGGAAGCTTGCAAGGCTGACAAACGATGCTACGGTATGTGTTATCTCAAAAACAGACGTTCGGGTTTTAGTTTCATGGCATCGTCAGAAACCGTTAATATGGCTACAATATCATCCGACGCACGGTTCGGAATATTGTCCAAATCTGGTGGGGATGCAAAAAAAATGTTCACAGACAAAGTGGTACCAATATCTGTCAACTACCCATTCTTTTTCAAACCAATACAAGACGGTATGGATAGACCAAAAACCGAGCTTGCGTACAGGGTACCCGCGTCAAAGCTCACCAGAAAATCTATACAATCGGGTCAAACGCGAGAAGAACTACAGGGACTCGACACAACGATCGACTGGAAGAACACAGGCGATAACTCGTATGACGGTGAAAAGCTCAAGCTCCTCGTACACGACGAATCAGGCAAATGGGAAAGACCGGACAACATCCTCAACAACTGGCGAGTTACGAAAACAACATTAAGATTAGGTAGTAGGATTATAGGTAAGTGTTTAATGGGATCAACATCGAACGCGTTAGATAAAGGTGGTGAAAACTTTAAAAAACTATATTATGACTCAGATGTCAAAAAACGAAACGCCAATGGACAGACTCGCTCAGGACTATATTCTTTGTTCATACCTATGGAATGGAACTACGAAGGATTCATTGATTCTTTTGGAAACCCTGTCTTTGATACGCCAAAAAAACCAATTGAAGGCCCGTACGGAGATTCTATCGAGATTGGAGTTATAGATCATTGGAACAATGAAGTTGATGGTTTAAAAGGCGACCAAGATGCCTTAAACGAACTCTACCGGCAGTTTCCACGCACAGAAGAACATGCATTTAGGGATGAAACGCAAAATAGTATATTTAATCTTGCAAAAATATATGAGCAAGTAGATTATAACGATGATGTATACTCCTCAGCAGGTGTAACGCAAGGCAGCTTTAGTTGGGCTGATGGTGTGAAAGATAGCAAGGTAGTATTCAACCCAAACCCAAATGGGAGATTTAAAGTTAGCTGGGTTCCGCCTACAAATCTTCAAAACCGCGTAATAGAGAAAAGAGGAGTGTTATACCCCGGTAATGAACATATTGGTGCTTTTGGTTGTGACTCCTATGATATATCAGGGACAACAGATGGTAAAGGTTCAAAGGGAGCTTTGCACGGTTTAACTAAATTTAGTATGGAAGAGGCTCCGTCTAATATGTTTTTTCTTGAGTATGTCGCACGTCCTCAGACTGCTGAAATGTTTTTTGAAGATGTGCTTATGGCGCTACACTTTTACGGAATGCCTATACTAGCAGAGAACAACAAACCAAGGTTGTTATATTATTTAAAACGTAGAGGTTATAGAAAGTTTTCTATAAATAGACCCGACAAAGCTTTTAATAAATTATCTGTTACTGAAAAAGAAATTGGAGGGATGCCAAACTCAAGCGAAGATATTAAACAAGCACACGCAGCCGCAATAGAATCCTATATACAAAAGTATGTTGGTTTACAAGAAGACGGCTCATACGGACAAATGTATTTTAATGGTACACTGAACGATTGGGCTAAATTTGATTTATCTAAAAGAACCAAATTTGATGCTGCAATAAGTTCTGGGCTCGCTATTATGGCGTGCAATAGACATATGTACACCCCTAACCAAGAAAGAAAAAAACTAAATCTAAGTTTTAATATAGCTAAATATAAAAACGAAGGTGTAAAATCAAAACTAATAAAAAATTATGGCTGAATCCGTTTCAAAGAGTCATTTTCCAAGTCAAGCGCTTAGTGATGTAGAAAAAGCTGGCTCAGAGTTTGGGCTAAGTGTAGCTAAAGCAATTGAACATGAATGGTTTAAAAGAGATTCATCGGGTAATCGTTTTTATATCAATCAAAATTCTTACCATAAATTAAGATTGTATGCACGTGGTGAGCAATCAGTGCAGAAATATAAAGATGAATTATCTATTAATGGTGATTTGTCTTATCTTAATCTAGATTGGAAGCCGGTTCCTATTATACCTAAATTTGTAGATATAGTAGTTAACGGCATGGCTAATAGAAGTTATGATATAAAGGCATACTCGCAAGATCCGTTTGGTGTTGAAAAACGCACGAAGTACATGGAAAGCATACTCCGTGATATGCAGGCCAAAGAACTTGATAGCTATATTCAGCAAGAGTTTGGTATGAATACGCAAGAAAGTGGGTTATCGGATCTGCCTGCTAACCAAGACGAGCTGGATCTTCACATGCAACTCGGCTATAAAGAAGCTATAGAAATTGCAGAAGAGCAAGCTATCACTGTTACTTTTGAAAAAAATAGATACGAGCTTACTAAAAAACGTTTTTATTACGATCTAGCAGTATTAGGTATAGCTGCTGTAAAGACAACGTACACAGACTCTGAAGGTATTAAAATAGATTATGTTGATCCTACTAATTTAGTTTATTCGTATACGGAGTCACCTTACTTTGAGGACATATACTACGTAGGCGAAATAAAAACAATACCTTTAAACGAATTAAAAAAGCAATTTCCTAATCTAACTAACGAAGAATTGGAAAAGCTAAACTCTAAAGGATATTCAAACTATAAGTCATACAATAAGTTCAACCCCGATTCTAATAGAAGCGATATGAACACTGTTGACGTGTTATATTTTAATTATAAAACATTTCATAACGAAATTTATAAATTAAAGAATACTGCTACAGGCGCTGAAAAAATTATAGTAAAAGACGAAAGCTTTAATCCGCCTACAGATCCAAGGGCTAGATTTGAAAGGTTAGCTAGAAACATAGAGGTTCTTTACGAAGGCGCTTATATTCCTGGAGCGAATGTATTGCTAAAGTGGAGTCTTTGCGAAAACATGGTACGTCCTAAAAGTGATGCTACAAAGGTTAGAATGAATTATTCTATTGTAGCGCCTAGAATGTATAATGGACGTGTTGAGTCATTAGTAAGCCGTATAACTACTTTTGCTGATATGATACAGCTTACTCACTTGAAGCTGCAGCAGGTTATGTCTAGGGTAGTGCCAGATGGTGTTTATTTAGATGCTGATGGTCTTGCTGAAATAGACTTAGGCAACGGGACGAATTACAATCCGCAGGAGGCATTAAACATGTTTTTCCAAACAGGATCTGTAATTGGTAGATCTTTTACGTCTGACGGCGATATGAATCCAGGCAAAATACCTATTCAAGAAATTAATTCAAATGGTGGTAGTAATAAGATAGCTTCGCTTGTAAGTACATACAACTATTACCTACAAATGATGAGAGACGCTACCGGTCTTAACGAGGCAAGAGACGGCACAGCTCCTGACCCAAAAGCGTTGGTAGGTGTGCAAAAGCTTGCGGCTGCAAATAGTAATACAGCTACAAGGCACATATTGCAAAGTGGATTGTTTTTGACGGCAGAAACAGCTGAAAAGATATCGCTACGTATTGCTGATGTAATTGAATACTCACCAGCTAAAGAAGCGTTTGTGCAGTCTATCGGCATTCACAATGTAGCAACTCTTTCTGAACTCAGTGAATTGCATTTGCATGATTTTGGTATATTTATTGATTTGATGCCGGATGAGGAAGAAGCACAAAAGCTTGAAAACAATATACAAGCCGCTCTTAGCGGTGGAATGATTGATTTAGAAGACGCTATTGATTTAAGAGAAATTAAGAACGTGCAGCTGGCCAATCAAATGCTTAAAGTGCGTAGAAAGAAAAAGCTTGAAAACGATCAAAGAATGCAGCAGCAAAATATTCAAGCGCAATCACAGGCTAACGCACAAGCGCAGCAGGTGGCTGCTCAAGCTGAAATTCAAAAGCAACAGGCTTTAACATCTCAAAAGGCCGAGCTCGCGCAGTTAGAGTCACAACTTGAAATGCAAAGACTTGCTAATGAGGCGCAGCTTAAGAAAGATTTAATGCAGCTTGAATTCCAGATGAACATGCAGCT